GTACTGGAACAAGCCGTAGGCGTCTCGACGACCGAGCCACCTATGGGCAAAGTTTCAGAATTAGTGATGGTGACCAACAAGACTGGACTGATATTCGGCACAGGCCCCACAGCGGGCGCGAACGTGCTGGGTCTGTCAGATTCCAACGGCGCATTGGCAAGGCCGCAGCTGCCAGCAGAGGAGGCTGCAGCACTGGTGGCGTGGATGAGTGATTCATCAATCGATGCAGGAACACAGTATCTGTCGTTTGCTAACGCAGGTATTTATGTCCTGGAGTTGTATGTATCAGGATTCACTGCACCAGGGCCACTGCCGGTGAATGTGTTTGGGATGACAGCACTAACGAACGACATAGCGATCGGTGTTGACACAAGGATTACCAAAGTGTATGCTTACGGAAGACAGCAACTAATGCGCTTTGTGATCACGTGTTTAGGTGCCGACCAGGCCGTTTCATTGAACAGACTGACAGCTGATGATACAGTAACATTTACTGTTCTGACCGTTTGCGGGCAGACATCAGCAACGTGTTAGGCGACACTTCTGACCGTATGTGGTCAGGATACAAGAGGCGCATGGCTCCCTCATAATAAGCCAACAGAGGCGCAAGGCTCCCTCAGAAAATGAGCCAGACGTGCAAATCGTCCGAGGCGCAGGGCTCCCTCAGGAATAATGAGCCCCCAAACGGTCCCACGAATGAAATGACGATTATAAAGCTACCGTCGTGGGTGAAAGATAGAGAGAAGTTTTTCTGTTTGTACTAAACAAGCAGGTGCGGGGACTGTAGCAAGGTTCTCGTATACGTTAGCTGGCATGTGATGTCGGCATATGCGTCAGAGTATGCAACAGTGAAATTGTGAACAGGGCAGATTGATATGTCCAATTACTACTACATGATTACTGGGCTCTGGCGAAGTTGCATTGTGATTTATTGAAACAGTGGAATATATTAACACGCACGGATGACGTGTCGATTGGTTGGGTGCAGGACTACCGATGGTCTTTTGGGAGAGGGATCATCGGGCATTGGGCGTCCTGGGATGTTGTTGTCACCCTAACCAGTCCACACCGACATGTGCGTAACTGGTGTATTTCTACTACGTCCATGAGGTTAGGCGTAAATATATTCAAGGAGTCACGATGCAGCAAGGTGCATTTACAGTGTGTTGGTCTTATGACGCAACATGCAGCGGTAGACGCCGCGATAATACTACTATGAGAAAAAGTAACAGCATATGTTAGCGAGTTCAAATCCGGGCGTGGAGGTACTTCCACAATTTTTGACCCCTCAGTGAGCCTTCGGGCAAGTCTGTAAATTATTTGTCTTATGCTGTGTAGTAGCCTG